TCGTCGAACTCCGGCTTGCGCAGCAGATCGCGCACGGCATCGGCCTGTTCGATCGATGCCTTGTCATCGCCGGCGGACTCCACAACCGGCTCGCGGCCGGTGAGCGCATTCTTGCGGGTTCCGAGCACCGAGAAATAGTGCGGGTTGCGCTCCTCCATCTCGTTGCACAGCGTGATGAATTCCCTTATTTCTCCTTCGCGCAGTTCAGCCAGCGTTGTTGCCAATCGGCTGGGCGTCAGACTGGTCGCCTGACTGTCATACCAGACATCGCGCACGCCGCTGATTGGCGAGGCGATCTCCTGCTCCAGCGCTTTCATTTCAATCGGACGTCCGAACTGATCCAGCAGTTGACTCATAATCCAAACCTTTCAACATTCAAATCTTCGTCTTCGACCTGGTCGGCACGGTCTTTCCAGCCGTTGGAAACCGGCGCTTTGACCGCTTCGTATTCGTAAAGGCAGCCCGGCTGATCCGCCGCCGTGACCGCAAGGAAAATGGCCCACGCTTCGTCAGCGTGGCCGGCGGAGTCGCTGGTGGCCATGAAGCGCGGCTGGTTATTTTGTCCGGGAACGCTCTGCAGCTTATGCAACGAGTCGCGCAGTGCCGGATCCGCCGGGATGCGAAGCCTGCGGTCCTGGAATGCCTGCTTGCCGGCATTGGCCATCAGCAGGCGGTTGCCCGGCGTAAAGATCACGCCCTCGACGCGAGATTCGCCGTAGCGCCGCTTGGCATCCTCAACCGGCTTTTCTCCCATACCGGTCTGGTCAATGCGGCCGCGCGCGATTTTGTAGCGCAGGAATACGCGCTCCATCTCGGCATCATGCTCGGCAAACTTTTTCTTTTTCAGCCGGATCAGTTCACGGCACCACAGCACGTCGCCAACCTCTTCAAAGACCGGCAGCACCCACAAGTCGTGGCGCAGGCCAATATCGTTTCCAAAATAACAGGGGCCGCCTTTATAGAGTTCCGGCTTGCCCGCGTCCGGATCCTCGCAGGCGGCGATCAGTTCATAGGTCAACCAGGCGGTGGCGCCGTCGACCGGCTCGCACATATATTCCTGCATCCATGTCGCGTCATCGCCGCAGGCGTCGCGCTCTTCATCAAGCCACGCCTGGCGTTCGGCGTCCGTGAGATCGCGGCCGAGAATCTTATCGGCCAGTCCCTGGTTGACGGCATCCTCGATCGTTGTGGTGTGCAGGCTCCAGGCGTTAGTCTTCTGGCCCTCGATCTGCACCCAGCGGCCGTCAACGAGCAGCTTACCTTTTTTCGCATCAGCCACCATGCGGGCGTAGCGGTTGCCTTTGCCGTTGTATCGGCTTGGCGGCCTTCCACATCGCATCCTGCTGCTCGTGGAACGCATACTCATCGAGCACCAGCTTGCCGCCCTTGGATCGAAACGCGCGCGGGTTACTCGTCAGAGCGACGATGCGTTTGCCCGTTGAAAAGGTGACCGACAGCGCTTTAATATCCCGCTCGCTATCGAGAACCACCTCTCCGACAAATTCGCACGCAATGTTGAGCGCCTTGGCCCACTTCTGCACATAGAGGATATATTCCGTGGCCGCCGACGCATCGGCCGAACTGAAAAACACATCCATCGGCTTGTCGTCTTTGGACGCATCTTCCACGTCCTCGTAAGCCTGCACATAGCTCATCCCGCCGCGGCGGGTCTTTTCCCATATTTTAAAACGGGATTTATCCTGCAGCCAGCGCACCTGATAGGGCAGCAGGTATCCGGTTGCTTTGGTTTTTGCAGCAGGTTTCTTCACTGAAGGATTCCGAGAATTTCTTTGCGGAACGCCGAGATGGTTTCGGCACTGGCTCCGGTCTTGGCCGCGAGCTTCTCAACCGAGTCGGCGGCCGCGCTAACTTTTGAACGGACTTCCGCCATCCACTTCTTCTGATTCACTCCGGCGCGGCTCAGCCGTGAGATCGCCAGCGAGAGTTCGCCCGGCTCCATTTCGTGGAGCTTTGACCAGTCGTAGTTCGGCAGGGCATCGAGAAGCTGCGCCTGCATCGAGCGCAGGGCCGCGTCGC